AAAGACCTTTTGATGCCACCTTACTTAGGCAAGCACTTATTTAGAAGACGTTCTTGGAATAAGCCACCTTCGGTATAGTAAGCACAAAGGAAGGAGAGTAAAATGACTGAAAATGAAAATGTAGCTTCTGCGGAAGAAGCACAAAACGAACCAGTACCTAATCCGTACAACGCGAGAAAATCGTGGCATACGGATGATGTTATGCCTAAAGAAGGTTTGACTGCTGAAAGTTTATTTGTTGCACCTCAACAATCTGAAAAGGTAGAAGAGAGCGACCAACAAGTAGAAGAGAAAGCAGTAGAAACTAAACCTTATTCACAGCCTAACTATAAAAAAAGGTATGATGACTTGAAAAAGCATTACGATAGTAAGCTTAACGAGTTCAGAACAAGAGAGCAAGAACTCATTCAAGAAGCTACGGCTTCAAGACCTGAGTACCAAGCTCCTAAAACTGTTGAAGAACTCGAACAATTTAAAGCTCAGTATCCAGATGTTTATGATGTGGTTGAAACTGTTTCACACTTACAAAGTGAAGCCAAAGTCTCTGAATTAAATTCTAAGATTTCGTCTTTACAAGAAAGAGAATCAGCAGCTTTACGAAAAGAAGCAGAATCTGAATTACTTAGTACGCATCCTGATTTTGCAGCTATTCGAGAAAGTGATGATTTTCATCAGTGGGCAGAATCTCAACCAGAAGATATTCAAGCATGGGTTTATAACAATCCTAATAATGTTCGTTTAGCAAGTCGAGCAATTGATTTGTTTAAACAAGATATAGGATTAACTTCTGCAACACAGAAGCAACAGGCTCGTAATAAGTCTGTGAGTTCAAGCTCAAAGGCTGCGGATATGGTATCTACCAAGACTACAACGATAGATGCTTCGTCTGAGCCTAAAATTTGGACTCAAGAGGAGATTGCCGCCTTGCCTATGGATGAGTTTGATCGTCTCGAATCCGAGATAGATAAAGCTCTTGAAGAAGGTAGAGTGCGTAATTAAAAGTATAACTATTAACATTTAAAGGTGACTTAAAATGGCTTATAATCAATCTGATGCTCTATTCGAGCAATCGACTGATACTAATGGTAACTTTGGCAACTCCGTAACTGGACAAACTAATGCATTCTTTATGCCCAAGGTTTATTCCAAGAAGGTACTTAACTTTTTTAGAAAAGCCTCGGTAGCTGAAGCTATCACAAATACTGATTATTCAGGTGATATTTCTGCATTTGGTGACACAGTACGGATCGTTAAAGAACCTACGATTACTGTTTATCAGTATGAAAGAGGTGCTGACGTAACGCAAACCAAACTTACCGACATGGAAGAAACCCTTACTGTTGATGTAGCAAACGCTTTCAAATTCAAAGTAGATGACATTGAGAAATCTATGTCTCACGTAAACTGGAAAGAGGTCGCATCCTCTTCTGCAGCTTACGCTCTAAAAGATGCTTTTGATGAAGGTGTCATTGCCGAAATGTTTAGTGGAGTCTCAACTTCATCGCCTGACCATGTGTTAGGTGCTGATGCTTCTGCGGCTACTCAAACAATGGGGCAACATCAAGGCGGCTCTAATTCTATCGACCTTACTGGTTCTGATGGTACTGGTGCTGATCCTCTTGATGTAATGGCATTTATGGCTAGACTATTAGACGAACAAAACATCCCTGAAGAAGGTAGATGGTTTGTAGCTCCGCCTTCGTGGTACGAGCAACTCGCTCAAACTGGTTCTAAACTAATGTCAGTTGACTACAACGCAGGTCAAGGTTCTTTAAGAAATGGCTTAGTATCAAGTGGAAAGTTACGTGGTTTTGATATGTACAAATCTAATAATATTGCTGCTGCTTCAACAGCTAGTGGTAAAGTATTAGCTGGACATATTTCAGCCTGCGCTACTGCACAAGCTATCACACAAACTGAGGTTCTTCGTGATCCTGACAGTTTTGGTGACATCGTTAGAGGTCTTCACGTCTATGGCGCTGATGTACTTCGAAGCGAAGCTCTAGTAGCTGCTTTCTACGCTATCGACTAATCTTAGTTAAAGCAATAAAAGGTATGAGGGAAGAGAATTTAATGTTTATCTTCCCCATACTCAGATAAGGAAAAATAAATGCCACAAGTAGGAACGGATTCAAGACCTGTCATCTTAAAGAATAAGAAGAAAGGCAATAGAAAATTAATAAGTGCAGGCACTAGAATGACTGCTCAAGAAAGAAAAACATACAATAAGAATTTTGATAGAATTTTTGGAAAACCCCAAAAGAATTATAACAGACAAAAAGGTTAAAGTAACTTCCTATTATAAATAGTTACTATAATAATAATATTGAGGAATTTATAGTGAAAATTAAATTACTATCTTTAGTTGCTTTTTTATTGACAGTTTCTGGCTGTTCTATTTTTGAAGAAACAGTAGATGCTGGTAAAAACGTAACGGCTGCCGTTGTAGACGAATCTATGGACTTAGGCAGAACTGCAATATCTATCCCTGTTCAAGCAATAGGAACTGTGGTTGATAAACTAGAAGAAGAAACTGAAGAACAAACACCTGAAGAGTAAATAATAAATGGCAACTACATACTTACAATTAACTAATGAGTTATTAAGGGAATCAAACGAAGTTGTTTTAACATCTTCAAATTTTAGCAGTGCGTTAGGTGTACAAGCTCATGTTAAAGACTGTGTTAATAGAGCTTATAACGATATTGTAAGTGCAGAGCCTAGATGGTCTTTCCTCGCTACAGGAGAAAGCGGAGCAACAGATCCTTTTTACGGTAACGTATATGTAGAGACTGTAGCAGGAACTCGCTGGTATGAATTAAAAGCAGCCTCAAGTTCTATAACTACTGATTATGGCGCTATAGATTGGAATGATTTTTATCTTACAACGATAGGTGTTAGCGGAGCTTCTACACCATACACAAGTAGAAACTTATCTTTTCTTACAGCAGAGGAATGGAAAGATCACTATAGAGAAGCAGAGAATATAGACGATGCTGATACACAAACATATGGTGAGCCAAAAACTGTTATAAGAAGTCCTGACGGTAGAAAATTTGGAGTAAGTCCAATACCAGATAAAGTATACAGAGTATGGTTTTTTGCTTGGGATTTACCAACAGCATTAGATGCACATGGAGATGCAATAGTATTTCCTGATATGTATAAATCAGTGTTGTTGGCAAGAGCCAGATACTATATGCATCAATTTAAAGATAATCCACAAGCTTCGGCTTTTGCATTAGATGACTATAAAAAAGGATTAAGACAAATGAGATCTAATCTTATGAATCCTGCTCCTAAGTATATGTCAACGGATCAAATATAATGACTGCTTCTCAACCTTTTGCACTAGCTTGTGAAGGAGGCCTAGATAAGTCTTCAAGTTCTTTTGAGATGTTAAGAACACCAGGTTCTGCTACATTATTAGAGAATTTTGAAGTTGATATAGCTGGTGGTTATAGACGAGTAAACGGTTATTCAGCTTTTGGTGGAGGAAGTGCTGCAAATCCTAGCTCTCAAGACGATATATTAGGTTTATATGTTTATGCAGACGGAGTAATAGCTTGTGCAAGTACTAATATATATTTTAGTTTAGACGGTACAAGTTGGTTACAAATAAATAGAGCAAGCGTATCAGGTAGTGGAGATAACTATAGTACTTTTACAGGTCGTAGTGCTTCAGCTAGAACTTCACAAAGTCTAGCACATTTTGTAACTTACGAAGGTGATACAACTTACGGAGAAGTTGTAATTACTGATGAAGGATCAGGTGTAAAACCTTTTTACTTTAAAATGACTGGTAGTGGGGATTTAGATTCTAGGACTTATTTTGCAAAAGAAATAACAGTAGATGGAACACACTATCCTAAGTTTTGTACAATACATGACAAACACTTAGTAGTAGCAGGTGCAGCAACAGCGCCAAATACTATATTTTATAGTGGCACAAGTGATATAGATGATTTTACATCAAGTGGTTCAGGAAGTATAGTATTAGATGATCAAGTAGTAGGTTTAAGATCTTTTCGTGATGATCTAATTATATTTTGTAAAAATAGTATTTATAAATTAGTAAATATAAATATATCTGCAAGTATTGCAATAGAACCAATTACACAAAATATTGGTTGTTTAGATGGTAAAAGTATTCAAGAGATTGGTGGTGACTTAGTATTTTTAGCACCAGACGGTATAAGAACATTAGCAGGTACAGCAAGAATCGGTGACGTAGAGTTAAGTACAGTTACTCGTGCTATACAGCCTGTAATGAAAAGAATTGCAGATAATATTGGAAGTTATAATGTAAGCAGTATTGTTATACGAGATAAAGCACAGTATCGTTTATATTACGGAGATTCTTCTACTGGTGGTTCTTCAAGAGGAATTATAGGTACTTTGAAAACCACACAACAAGGAACACAATTTCAGTGGTCTGAAACAGTAGGAATAGACGCAAGCGCTGCAGCAGTTTCAGGATTTAACTCAAGCGGTGTTGAAAAATATTATCATGGTGACTATAACGGAAAAGTATATAATCACGATACAGGAGACAGTTTTTTAGATTCTGGTGGAACAGCAACAAATATTATAGCTAAGTATCAGACACCAGATCTTGATTACGGAGATTTAGGAACTTTAAAAACTTTAAAATATGTAAAAGTTTCTATAACTCCAGAAGGAGAAGTTGATACAAGTTTAAGAATAAGATATAATTTTGATGATCTGGATAGTCCACAACCTACAGATTATTCATTATCAGTGCCGAAACCTTCGCTGTTTGCAACAGCAACTTTTGGAACAGCAGGAGGATATAAGTTTGGAGCAGCGACAGATCCAATAACAAGACAGTCGGTAGAAGGAAGTGGAAAAAGTAATTATTTTAGAATATTTAGCGATAATCAAAATTCACCTTATACAGTTAATGGAATTTATATAGATTACGTACCATCGGGGAGAAAATAAAACATGGCACAAAGTTATACAAGACAAAGTAGTTTCAGTGATGGAGACACCATTACTGCTGCATTGTTTAACAACGAATACAATCAATTAGTCAACGCATTTACATACAGTTCAAGCAGTGCTTCTACTACAGGGCATAGACATGACGGCACAGCAGCACACGGTGGTAATATACACACCATAGGTGACTTAGACTTTTTAAATAAAATAGTAGCAGACAGTACTAATAATCGTTGGGGAATATTTGTAGAGGTATCTTCAGCAGCAGTAGAGCAAATTAGAATACAAGACGGAGCAATAGTTCCAGTTACAGATAACGATATAGACTTAGGTACAAGCTCGTTAGAATTTAAAGATGCATACTTTGATGGTACAATAACTACAGATTTATTAACAGTTTCAGGAACAACTAATCTTGATGGTGCTATTCAAGTAGATAATACTATAACTGTTGGTGTTGACGATACAGGCTATGATGTTAAATTCTTCGGAGACACTGCAAGTGCTTATATGTTATGGGATACATCTACTGATGATTTAGTCTTAGCAGGCGCTGCAGGTTTAGATATCGCAGGAGACATAGACGTTGACGGAACTTCAAACTTAGACAACACAGACATAGACGGAACACTCGCAGTAGACGGCACAACTATTTCATTAGATGCAACAACATCCTTAAACATAGATAACTCTAATACATCTAATGGTATCACTATTGGTACTGCGACTTCAGGTGTACCAATATCAATTGGTCATTCAACCTCTGAAGTAACAGTCAATGATAATCTTACAGTTACAGGAACACTTACACTTGGTTCAGGCGCTGAATTAACAGAAGCTGAACTAGAAATGCTAGATGGAATTACAGCAGGAACTGCGGCAGCAAGTAAAGCTCTTGTATTAGATTCTAATAAAGATATAGGAACAATACGAAATCTTACTATTGACGGAACCTTCTCAGATGGAAATTATACATTCGATACAAGCGGAAATGTTTCAGGATTAGGAACAATAGGCTCTGGTGCAATTACTTCATCAGGAACTATACAAGGTACAACAATTACAGCTACTACATCTTTTGTTCCAGATGCATCTGACGGAGCAGCATTAGGAACAAGTGCTTTAGAGTTCTCAGATTTATTCTTAGCAGACGGCGCTGTTATAAATTTTGGAGATGACCAAGATGTATCTCTTACACACGTAGCCGATACAGGCTTACTTCTTTCAAGCACTGACCAACTCCAATTCGGAGATAGTGGAACATACATATACC